TTATATTCTTAATTGTGATTTCTGAATCACAAATTATTTTTATTTCTTTCATTACGTCGTTAATGATCCTCTGTTCACTTCCATTATTGATATAGTACCACTTACACTAGTTGTTACACTGCTGTCAAGTAGTAGTGCATCGCCTTCTTGTAATATGATTGGACCATTAGCTAAATTACAAGTTGTTGGTCCTGTAATAGCTGCATATGCAATTATATAAGTTGTTGCTGCTGATGAATCGTAAACACTAGCTCTAACGACTTTAGAACCTGATTCGTTTGCAATTTGAATGTTTTGAATAATAGCGCGTGCAGTTGCATTACAAGTATACACAGTTGTATTAGCTGTGGTTGTCGGATCGTAGAATGCGTTTCTATAAATATTGCTCATGTTAAATCATACCATTTTAATAAACCAGACACATCTCCATTAGCTGTTCCTGGTCTTACACCTAAAGTTAAAGTATCTGACACACCTGCAATAGTTTGTCCAAGTTGATTTGCAAAAGCTATAAAATCTCCACCCAAAGTAAATGGAGCAGTTTTACCTCCTAAATATCCACCAGCAATTCGTGTTCCTGCCGTAGAAAATGCAGTTGTTTGTAAATCATATTCTACGTTATCACTAAAACTTGTATATGAAAATGAAGAGGCTAAAGTAGCATTAACAAATAATCCCCATTCAAAATCACCATTAGATATGTTTAAAACATCTACCCCTGATGGAACTATAACTGCGTAGGGTCTTGATGCTTTAATTCTAATTGTTGCAATATTATAATAAACATTCGCTGTTGATAAATTTACACCTGCACTAACAGTATCTGTACTAATCATTTGTTCTACTCCTTGAGGAGAATAACCCCCTTCAGAAATACAAGAAGAACATATTTGTTGTAATGTATAAGTTCCAGCTGTTAATGTTCCAGCTCTTTCAATCTCATAACGAATTGGAAGATTGGCTGTTTGCATATAAACAGTTGTTAAACTATTAGCATTATAAAAAGTATGTGCTGTTATTAATTGACCATTGATAACAAATCCAACTCTAACTGCTCCAACACCTAACCATTCAATATCTATAAATAATATATTTGATGCTGCTGCATTTAATGTAAATCCACTAGCACCGGTTCCATTTAAGGTATCTCCATTCCAAGATGATTGTGATATTTCAGTATCAACTGCTGCTCCTGATGTATAAGTTCGTCTTACTATTTTAAGTGTAGTTCCATCTGCTGTAAAAAATATTCCATTGTTAGTATCAAATAATCCAACTTTTTGTTTTAGGTTTGCAGTCAAAGTATTCATTACAAATGTATTAAATATAAGTAATGATTTACCTGGTTGATAAGACATAACTCTTTTAGATTGTCTTATTGTTTTAGAGGATGCTGCTTCTGTTACATTTAAATTAACTGTAGATTTATTAGCTGTATAAGTAACACTTCCACCATTTGCAGTAGATTCATCAAATAAATTATTCTTTGACATAATACTTTTACTGTCAAAGATAGTTAAAGGTTCAGAAACCCTTAATCTTCCGAATGCATCAACGTTATTACCACCGATTGTAATTAACTGACCATTACCAACATTTATATTTTCACAGCTCATTAGCAGCCAAACCTCATGTTAAACCAAGTAAATCTTTGAAGATCTTGTTTTAAATCTTCTTGAAAAGAAAAGTTTAATTGATCTTTTAATGTCTCTAATGATTGTAGAACCTGTCTTTGATTATCCGGTGAATACTCTTGACTTGGTTCTGGTACGTTTACTGTAATCTTTGCCATTATCTTCTTCCATCAGGTTGAATGTCTACTCTAAATAATCCATATCTCCAGTTTTCATCTGTAGATTCATTTTCAACTTTAATACTCATTAATCTATTTCTTGCTCTAGTGTCTATCTTAGTTGTAGATGAAGTTACAGTGTAAGGTCCCAACATCTGACTATTTTGTGTTTGAGATGGATAATCTCTTAACAATAAAGTTACTTTAGCATTTCCATCAAGTATTTTAAAGTCTGGTATAAATCTATTTATCTTCATTAAATACTGACCATCTCCTTCTATATCTAAATCAAAGTCTCCAGATTCAATATATGCAGGGATAGCTGTTTTAACTCCAAGTGCACTTACATCATTAACACCAACTTCATGTTCATAATATTCTGAAGATCCATAGGTATTAGTTACACCATTAATAGTTGGAAATGTTGGAGTCCCCGTTACCAAGTATTTAGTTGCATATGGTTTATCAAATGTTTGAGCATCTGAATATGTTGTTCTAGAAAGAGACATTGTAGTCCAAGTGTTTTCAACGAAGTTATAAACTACTGATCTATTAATTTGAGTCTGAGTTGCAGTTGGATAAAACCAAACTATTTCATTATATAAACTATTATGTGAACCATAAATAATATCAGCTGCATTATAATTAACACCTAAATTATCTCCACCTGTTGTAAATACATAATCTTCAACTAATGATGGTAATTGTTTAACTGTACCATCATAGACAAAGAATCCTCCACCAAACCCCATCCAGAATATTGCCCCTTGTGCAAAGACGATTGAATGCTGACCAATACATCCGCAGTTTGTACCAACTTGTCTTATTGAAAAGACAAAAGGAGGTCCAACGAACTGCATAACATAAGCTGCTTGATCTGTTAAAATGAATATATAATCTTTACCTTGTACAGCTCCTACAATGAAATTTCCTGTATCTAATCTAAATGTACCTGCTGTATTTGTTGCAGTAGGTGCCCAAGTATTATAATCTTCTTGGTTTGAAAATCTTATAAACATTGGATCTTGTGTTGTTATATCTCCAATTGTTGTCTCTGTTCCAAGTGCAATTAAATGTCTATCTCTATCTGATACTATACTCATTACAGATGCTGTTGGAGCTCCAGATATAACCACTGCTCTAACAGTTAATGGATTTGATGCTCCTGGATTCCAAGAATATGTTTTACCATTTTTAATTGTTGCAATTAATATTTGTCCAAAATTATCAAATGACCAGTTACCAGGTGAAAGTACTACAGTAGCTGAACTACTTGCTTCACCCCAATCAACTCCACCACTAAAAGATCCCCAAGTTGCTGTTCCCCAACCATAACCATATGTTTGAGCAATAGGTCCAATATTAGCATATGGAGCAAAAGATAAAGTTCCACCAGTTGTAACCCCTGTTCCAGTTTCAGCTGTAGGCATTGTAATTGTAAATGTACCAGTTGTTGGAACTGTTTTTACTTCAAAAATATCTGTTGTAAAATTTGATGCTGTATAACTTGTTGTTGTGGGTCCTGGTGTTGTTGCTGCTGTAAATTTAATATAATCACCAACTTCAATTCCATGCGCTGCTTTAGTTATTGTAACTGTTGTAGATGATGTTGTTGATGTATAAGTAGCTCCAGTTAAAGTCGTACCAAGTGGTGTAATATCATAAAAAGCACCACTAAAATAAATAACTAATAATTTATTTGTTCCAATAGCTGCATATTTATTACCATTCAAATCTGTCCATGTATGTTGTGCTCTTGCAACTCCTGCTAATTCTTTATTTAAAATCTCTCTCCAGCCACCTATTTTTTCAGGATAGCCATATCTAAATCTAACAAAATCGCCATCAATCCACTGACCTTCTGCAGCGGTTGCGGTGTCTTGTTTATTAAATCCAGCTTTTAATGGTATCTTTTTTAATGGCATAAGATATCTCTATACCACCAAATACGTTGATTTACACTATTTTAGTGAATGGTGGTAATCCTAACAGAGGTCTCTTATCATATAAATTGGAATCTGCAAACTGTCCATTTATATGGTTATAATGCAAGAAAACTTGCGCACAAATGTTACCTGTGAATTCTTCTCTCCAATGTTCTAATTCACAACCTGAATAAACTAACATATCACCAGGTTCTAGATCCACTCTTATACCTTTAGGAGCATCTGGTTTCATTATATTCTTATATTCATCAATTACGTTATTACTTCCTGTTGTATCTAAATAGATAGCCCATGGGTCTCCACCTAGATTTAATGTAGTAGATATCTCACAAGATGGTCTATCTTTATGTCTTTTTAAAATAGAACCTTTCTCGTACACGCGCGCGTACGAGTACGTAGGTATTAAATTAAGATTA